TACCCATTGTGTACTATTCCAAGATAATCCAATATTATTACTATTCCATACATGGTCGTAATCATTAAAGTTTAATTCAGCCAATGTCTTGTCGCCTAATGTGTCTAGGATGTCCCTCAATCGCCCAAAAACATTTACCTCATAAGTTATATCACCATCTTTGTTAGTGACCTTAATCAGCCTTAAAACGCCATCAAATATCTTTACATTATCAAGGAATATCTGTGCCTTTGCTTGTTTGGCAGGGTTGAAGTTTACTAGAATGTTTGGGTCATTCTCATAATAATCATTTGATACTGATACATCAAATATATTACCGAATAGTTTTTGATTATTAGATGTAGAAGGTAGTACCATTGTTTTTGAAAACGATGTGTTCCTTCTTTCAATATCGCTAATGTCAGCAATAGAATATGAGAAATCAACATCAATATCCCCCAAAGTATCTGCTTCATATCCTTCTATATATAACCTTGTACTCATACTAAATTGATTGTCTTTGATTAACTAACCCGAACTCTAAATCTAGTTCTAAATTAAATAACTTATCTGATATTGATTTTTTTAATTCGTAACTATTAGCACTTACTTTTGATGGAATCCAAGATGGTGTAACATAATTGTCATTCACTACATTTAAGTAAAGTAATGGAGATGTATATAACTCCCTAATCAATTCGCTTTGGCTATCTGTTAAGTAGTCGCTTATTATTTTCCATTTTTGTAATTCCTTGACATAGTATATAGGATTGATGTTCTTTACAACTATACCATTCGCTTCATATATATCTCCTGTGTAATTCCTTTGGTAACCTTTCCTTTCTATTTCAAATGTTGTCTTATTAACTAAATCAAAATTAAAGAAGTCATAAGTGCCATACTTATTTAAGTAGGCTAAACGCATAGGGTCGTACTTGCCACATTCTTGTATGTATAGTGTAGCGAACAGGCTTCTTCTTGCTGAACCATTATTCCAATTGATGTATGTTTCTATGTATGATACATTACTTCCGTAAGTCAATGGTGTAACTTTGAAATATGTAATTGTATGGTCGCCAACTGCTGATGGAGTTATTGTAAAAGTGCTATTTGTATTATTAGTATAGAATACTTTTAATTCACAACTCACAATCTTGTTGGTATTATAGAATCCAAATACTTGTGAATCAGTACTCCTTAACTTAATTATATTCCAATCTGTCAATGGCTTATAAACACTATTGCTTGTTCCATTATAATTATTAAAATCAGCGTACCAATTCTTTAATTCTAGTAATGGTAAAGATGCCGCTAATCCATATTTCGTTGCTGATACTACTTCTGTGTTTAATATAATTACATAATCGCCATCAACTTCATAATATTCATAGCATTTTATATAGAACTTTTTTAGTATGCCATTATCGTTGCCTGTATTTGCAGTTTCATAAAATCCTCTACTAAAATTATATTGAGTTGATACAAATTTAGATATATCAAATTCAACTTCGTTAGCAGGATTCGCAGGACTATCATAATAAGCCGTAGCGATTAATTCATTTGCTCCGTTATATACTTTCACTACATATTTAAAACCAATGTTAGCAGCGTTGTTACTTACAATTCTATAAAGAATACGATTGAATGTAGGTAGTATGCTTGGTGTCGGTTGTGTTAATGTTATCATTTCTTACTTACTTTTAATATCAATGAGTTAGCACCTACCTCTTCAAGTTCTGTTAGGTAGAATGGTGTAATATCATCAACTGCTCTTTGTTTAAAGTTTTTACCTTCTATACCATATTTCTTAATGTAATATGCTAATCTACTAGCAGGACTTGTAATCTGTTTTAATTTCTTTCTTCTTTTCCCTTCTGTGTTTTCAATAAGGTTTGTTGCCTTTAATTCTATGTTCTTTCTTTTCGCCCATCCTTCTAGGTTCGCTAGTGCTTCGGGTGGCATACCATAAGTTTTGAACTGATAATATTTACCATCAGCGTTCTTATAGAACATTTTATTCTTTGGGTTACCTGCTACACCTTTAACTCCCTTATCAATAAAATCCGTATAACTCGCATCACCGAATCCTATTTCTAATCTCCACACTCCACTCTTTTCTTTTGCACCGATAACCGCTATTGAACTTGCTAATCTGCCCGAAGCCTGTGGAACTAATTCTTCAAGTCTAGCAACTAAATCTATTCCTAGCCTATCCAATATAGATTTGACACTTTGTTGTAAAGTATTTTCTACTTCAACAACATATTCGTTTTCAGTTAGCCTTCTGCCACCGATATTGAATAAGGCATCTACTTCTTTCTGTGTCGCAACTCCCATTGTTTATATTCTGCTTCTTTATGTTTGTTATAATCCTTTAAATATGCTAGACTATTTAGATACTGTATGATTGGTAGATTATATGCTGCCGTCATTGTTATATTTTCAAAGTCCGCTATTTGTTTTGTTGAATAAACCCATCCCCATCTTTCCATAAACGAAGTAGAGCCGCTCTCGTTTCCTCCTTCAAATTTGAAGAGGTTATTGTATCGCTTACTAATTCCTTGAATAATTGATAAAAAAAAAGCATACAACCATAAAGTTCTACGAATTTAGCGTTCAATAAATCTTCTGCGACTACCTCGTGTGGTATAGTTCCATACTCCATATACTTATCTCCCTTCATTGGTAGAAAGAAACAAGCACCAATCTTGTGTAACTGCATTATCTGTCCGCTAAAATGATTGATGTCAATATACTGACCTGCGGTAATTTCAGTTAATTCAAAACAAAACTTATACCTTCTGTCGCCTATTGTTATATAATCAACTGCTTTACATTCTGGCACATTGTTGAAGAACTCTAACTTCTTGGCATATTCCTGTACTAATTCCCTATACTTTATGGCATCATAATCTTCTTCGTTCTTGCCTTCAACGACTGCCAACATCTTTTGTTGCTTCTCAACAATGTTAAGTTGCTCACTTAATTCAATATCGTATAGGCTTATAAATTGCCCGACTGTCAGTTTATCCCACATAATTGTAAATATATTTTTTAGGTTATCGTTTATCTAAAAGTATACAATCCTTTGTTACTAACCTTTAATTCATTCAAGGCGAAGTATCTTAATGCGTCTATCGCATGGTTGTATAAATCTGTTGGCTGACCTGTTAGTGTGCCATCTTTTTCTGTTCTGTATTTGTATGTCATAACTTCTTTACCAATTATATCTTCGGCTACGAAGTTAATCTTATATCGCTTCAATATATCTATACTATTGTTAATACTATCTTTTCCTTTGTTAGCACCTTTAATCATTCGCCATCCATCCCTGTATAATTCTTCAATGCTTTTTGGTTCTGCACTATCTGCTATGATTGTAATGTGTTGAGGAACATTGAGTTGTCGCATCTTGGCACTAATGTCTTGATTCGTTAAGCCTCTTTCATAAATCAATGTTTGTACATAGAGTTGCCCTTCGTGTTTCCTTACCTCAACTAATGCAGTCGGGTCAATAGAATAACCAAAGTCCAAGCCGTAACCTAGTAATTCGCCTTGTAATGATTCACAGGCTTCAAAGTTATTGAATATCAAGCCTTCAATCGTACCCCATTCTCCTATACCATAAACATTCCACAACGCAGGGTCTGTCTTTTTTAATAGTTCAATTTCAAGGATAACAGATTCTTCTAGGAATGGATTGTCTTTGTAACTGCTGACTATGACATCAATATCATTTTCAGTATATCTTCTAACATCTTCTAGTTCTGTTTTTATGAAATGGTTTGGTGATGATGGGTTCAATGCTAGGAATATAGTTCCTGTCGTTCTAAATAGTAATTGTTGCCATTCTAGTTTGTTAATCTCGTTGGCTTCATCTATGAACAGATGGTTTCTTTTCCTACCTCTTAACTTTGTTTCTTGGTCAACTGAAAAGAATTCAACTATCCTGTTGTTATACTTAAATTCAAAGTTGGATTTGTTGTATTCAATGTGATTGTGTAAGCCTGTTGATTCTAATATTTCAATAAAATCCCTTAATGTTGAACTACGAAGGGATGGTAAAAATTTACGGACAATACTGAATGTTCCTTTATTATCAAATTGATTGCCTATTCTACCTGTCAATAACCATACTACTGCTATTTGACAGATGGAATATGATTTAGTGCTACGAGTACCGCCTCTGTTGATTCTTATTTTCTTTGTTGATAGGGCATTCTTTTCGTAGACTTCACTTCCTTTTATGACAAGGTTATTGCTCACGCTTTATTATTTGTACTTCAATGCCTGTTAGGTTAAGGCTACCTTCTAATTGTATTTGTTCTTTTGGTTTACCATACACTCTTGTAAGTAGTGTGTCAATAGAATACAAACTACCTTTCCTAAATGAACGATATAAGGCATTGGCTATTGTCTTTTCAAGTATAGTCGTGTCATCGCTTTGTACTATATCTTTCAGTTGTTCCATATCCATACCTAACATATTCTGTATGGTATCATTGATTTCGCTTTGCTTATATCCTATTCCTTTCAATAAGGTTGTAAACTTCTTTGGTCTGCCATTAGGGTTTCCACTTTCGCCCTTCTTGTATGGTATAAGGTTTTCTTCGTTTGGCATATTATCTAATATTACTTATGATATCTTCTTGTAATTCAACAGGAACAAACTTCCTCCAATTCTCATTACCTAGTTTAATTGATTCACGGATATTTGTTGCTGATATATTTGCTATTTCTTCTGTCGGGGTATATTTGTTTACCTCATAGCCTACACCCCTACCAAAGTTAATTGATTCCATATCAGGTATAATCATAACCTCAACATCTTGTTTCCTTTGTCTATGATACTTCAATATCATATTCTTTGTTTGTACTGATGTGAATGGATTACCATTGTCAGGCTCAATATCCCTAATAAGTATAAGAACAGGTATTCCTTTCAATAACTTCTGTTCAATTAATTGGATATGTCCATAGTGATAAGGCTGATACCTTCCTATGAAGATTGCTCTTTTCTTATCTTTGTTCTGTGTAGGTTGCCCTCCGTAGTTTCTTTTAACCCAAGCCATTTGATTTGTTGTTTAGTATTTTCATAATGCAGTTCTCTACCGATTCGTTGGTTGTATCAATATCTATATAATCTTCCGTTGGAACTTCAAATTCTGCTACAAAAAACTTCTCTCTGCCACGAATTTCGCTAGTGTGGACATATACCTCAACCATTTGATTTGAAGCCTTTAATGCCCTCCTGTGTTCGTTATATGGGGCAACTACACTAATGATAACATCATAGCCTTCGTTATCCATAAACCTTGCAATATCTAATACAGATTGTATGTTCTTTTCCCTGCCTTCCCTAGTGTAATCAAAGTTCTGTAATACTTCACGAAGGTTATCGCCGTCAATATGCACGTGCTTTGTGCCTAGTTTTTCAATTAGTGCTTTTGCTAATGTAGTTTTACCTGCTGCGGGTTGACCGCAAAACCAATATATCATATTCATTTTTTTAATCCGTACTTAATATATTTATACCATACCCTTTCGTGAATGTAATATTGTATAGGCTTGTATAGTAATTCAACTATACTGAAAGTTGCACCGACCTTAACCGAACCGCTTACAATATACATAATAATAAATCCTATCAATGTGCTTACTATTCTATAAGATATTGTTTTTGCTATGTGCCTTTTCTTATCCATTATATAATCTTATTGATAGCTACTAGAAAATCTTTTTCCAATTCTAATTTATAATCTTGTGTTCCGTTATTAAATAGTTCTTGTTGCAATGTTACTAACTCATCATAGTTTTTCAGTTTATCAATTACATCTTCTTGGTTTGCAACTGCAAAATTATCATTCCAAAATCCTGCTCTTTCTAATGTTTGCTTTGAATCAATATCATATAATAAAAGTATTTTAGCAGATAGGCATTCGTAAAATCTATTCGCAGGTGTAAGTTCAATTTTTTTATTGATTACATCCTCTATATATACAGAAGATTGAAAGTACTGCATTCCATCAATAACATTTGGCATTGGATTAACAAATACTGCTGCATTATTTATATTATAGAATTCTTTTTGGTTTTTCTTTGATGTGCTTATTGCAACTTTTAGATTACTATTGTTTTTCAGATACCCACTAAACTTTTGCACCCTGTCTTTTCTTAATGCGCCATAGTAAAACAATCCCTCATATTTATATTTCATCTTTCTTATTGTCTTATCAAATGTTAGTTTGTTAAAATCAACAATGATATGATTATCAATATTATCAAAGTTTGAGTATTGTGCTATTCTATAAAAGTTGCTTTGTTTTTTTATGAATCTTATCTGTGATGGTATTTCAATAGCATAATCATTCCCAATCCATATAACTT